CTCACGTCAAGGATCATTGGCTGGATATCCAGGGCTATGCCAAACTCGCCGAGGACTCCTGTGACTGATATAGCCATCGTCGGCGAAGCCTGGGGTGAACAAGAGGAGCGCGCCCGCATGCCCTTCGTTGGCGCGGCCGGTTACGAGCTTACTCGCATGCTCGAAGAGGCAGGCATCCGCCGCGCCGATTGCTATCTCACCAACGTCTTCAACCTCCGACCGGAGAAGAATGATGTCGAGAGCCTCTGCGGATCGAAGGCGGATGGTATACCTGGAATGCCCCCTATCAAAAACGGGAAGTACATACCACGTAAACTTTCTGGAGAGCTATCGCGTTTATATAACGAACTGTCTTCAGTGCGGCCAAACGTCTGTATTGCTCTCGGAAATACCGCAACCTGGGCCATCCTGCATAATACAGGAATCAGTAAAATCCGGGGCACTATCACCAGTGCTATAGCCGGAGGAACCTTCAAAGTCCTCCCCACCTTTCACCCCGCCGCAGTCCTAAGGGACTGGTCCCTGCGCCCGGTCACGGTCCTGGACCTCGCCAAGGCCAAGCGCGAAAGCGCCTTCCCTGAAATCCGCCGCCCTGAATGCACTGTATACGTCGAACCGTCCCTCGCCGACATGGAGTGGTTTTTCAATGAGCACCTTATCTCTGCGCGAAGTATCGCTTTCGATATTGAGACGAGTGGCAACCAAATTACTTGCATCGGGTTTGCCCCTAGTCGAGATATCGCTTTGGTCGTCCCTTTTGTCGACAATCGCAACACTGACGAAGACAGCCGAGGATCATACTGGAAGGATGCTGTCAGCGAATGTAAAGCTTGGGCCTTCGTCCGTCGAGTGCTCGATCTTCCATGTCCCAAATTCGGGCAGAATACTTTGTATGATATCCATTTCCTCTGGCGAGGTTACGGAATAACAGTCCGAAACTACACCGACGACACAATGCTCCTGCATCACGCGCTCCAGCCGGAGTCCCAAAAGGGCCTCGGCTTCCTTGGGAGTGTCTACACTAATCATTCTTCTTGGAAGACCATGCGGACCAAGGTCCTCACGCTGAACAAGGACAAATGATGCTCCAGCTCACGGAGTTAATTCCAATGGATACACCCTTGGGCTTCGGCCACGCCATCATATTCCAGCCGGGCGAGCACGATAACTACTGGACTGTTGTCATCGCATCCTCTTGCGCCATTGTCGACTTCCCCCAAAGCGAGGTCCGAGCCTGCCGGAATTACACTCGAGGATGGAAGCTGTCGACAGCAGAAATGAAGGATATCATCAAATGATCGAGCCCACCCCCTCCGACATTGGCCGCCTCGTCGTCAAGACCGACCACGGCGATCCACGCAAAGGCAAGCTTATGCGCTTTACCGCTGACTGGTGTTTCGTTAAGTTTCAGGGGGAGAACTTCGCCCGCCCCGAGGCCCGCGAGGCCCTTGAATGGCTCCGTCCAAAATGAGAGTAATCGTCGAGTCGCCCTTTGCAGGGGGTTTCAAAAATGTTCAGTATTCTCGTCGTTGCGTGCTCGATTGCCTCAATCGGGACGAGTCTCCATATGCATCACATCTGCTATACACGCAGAAGGGGATGCTTAACGACGGTGACCCTGTGCAACGCAAGCGAGGTATCGCTGCTGCTGATGGCTGGCTTGAAGTTTGTGATTATGTTGCAGTGTATTGCGATCTTGGCATTACTCGCGGAATGGTTATTGGGATAACTAAGGCGGCGCGGAAGGGGAAGCAGATACGCTTGCGTTGGTTGGATGAGAACAGGGCAGAGGAAATACTTGAATGAAGGCCATCCGCACCCACGAATTAACTCCCGAGGCCCTGGCCCGGCTCGGCCAGACAGAACTCCTCCACATCTACAACGGTCTTGACTGCTGCGTCACTCACGAGGTCCTCGATGTTATCAAGCCACAGTTGGATAATGTCACTAGCGCCACATATGCATTCTCGAAATCCTTACAAGCTCCAGTGCTTGAGATGCGGTTGCGTGGTGTACTTGTCGATGAACGATGGCGTCAAGAGACTATCAAGTCTTATGAAAGAGATTTGTCCGCGATCGCCGGAAACCTCAACCGCATCCTTCTCGAAGGCATCGGGCACCCCATAAACTGGAACAGCCCGGCCCAACTCAAGCACCTCCTCTATCACGTAATGGGCCTCCCCATTCAGAAAAAGCGCAATCAGAAAGGTCTCTATGTCGAAACCGCAGACCGCGACGCCCTTGAAAAACTCGAGTCTTATTTCCTTGCGCAACCAATTGTCTCGCACATCCTCGCTCTGCGTGATATTGGAAAAAAGATCGGAGTCCTTAAAACATCGATTGATCCGGACGGACGAATGCGAACCTCATATAACATCGCTGGAACTACAACTGGAAGGTTCAGCAGTAATCTTAGCGATTTCGGCACTGGAACAAACCTGCAGAATATTGAAGAAAGACTTAGACGCCCTTTCATTGCCGACCCAGGAATGAAATTCGCCTATATCGACCTCGAACAAGCGGAGAGCAGACTTGTCGGAGCAATCGAGTGGAACCTATTCGGTGACGGTCGTTATCTGGACGCGTGCGAAAGCGGAGACCTTCACACTTCAGTGTGTCGACTCGCATGGACAGAACTTGGTTGGACAGGTGATCTCAAACGTGATCGAGAGATTGCCGACCAACCCTTCTATCGGCAACATAGTTACAGACATATGGCGAAAGTCCTCGGCCACGGAACCAACTATGCCGGTAAGCCCTACACAATGGCCAAGCACACCAAGCTCGAATCTGCCCTCATTTCTCAATTCCAGTCCAAATACTTTAACGCCTTCCCCTCCCATCAGCGATGGCACGCGGCGATCCAAAGCGAGCTTCTTACTACGGGTAGTCATACCACTATCACTGGTCGCCGTCGCTGGTTCTTTGGCCGCCGTAATGATGATTCCGTCGTTAGAGAGGCTATTGCCTATGGTCCTCAGGGAGCCGTGGGCGATATTCTTAATAATGGGATGCTCGCTGTTTGGAGGCTTGGTATATGCCAGCTCCTCCTCCAAATCCACGACGCCATTCTAATCCAGTATCCCGAGGAACGCGAGGACGAAATCCTCCCACAGGTGCTCAAGGCAATCTTGGTCCCTGTTGAATTGGTCAATGGCCGTACTCTTATAATCCCTTCCGAGGCACAGGTGGGTTGGAATTGGGCAAAGCAAGATGACAATAATCCAGACGGGCTCACCAAGTATCGTGGGAACGATCCCCGTAAGCGGACCGAGGGTTTTACCAAACTGGCTGGACTCCTGGATCGAGTATACTAATGTTTTGTCCTCCCCGAAGATCTTTCGAAAATGGGCCGGTATATCTTTACTCTCTGCGGTTATGGAGCGTAAAGTTTGGGTGTGGACAAAAGGAAGTGCTCTCTATCCGAACCTCTACGTTATCCTCGTCGGGCCACCCGGAGTGGGGAAGTCCGCAGTTCTTTCTCAAGTCGAAAGAGTCTTACGGACCGTGCCCGATTTACATGTGGCTCCTTCTTCTGTTAGTAGCGCAAGTCTCGTTGATTCGTTGGTCCTCGCTAACCGTAAAATCATCCGTCCCACTGAGACCCCGGCATTTGTTCAGTTTCACTACCTCGCTACGGTTGCTTCTGAGTTAGGGGTCTTTCTCCCCGTTTACGATCCCCTGTTCATGAACTCCCTCACCAAGTTCTACGATGGAGAACACTATGAAGAACGGCGCAGGTCATCTTCGGTTAAGCATGTTAGAATTGAGCATCCCCATCTTAGCATCGTCGGCGGTACTACTCCTTCTTACCTTAACTCTTTCCTACCTGAAGGAGCGTGGGACCAAGGCTTCACCTCCCGCACCATCTTCGTCTATTCCGGCGAGGCCGTCTTTACAGAAATCTTTGGAGATGAGGAGGGCCATGCCCGATTGGGGCAGGAGTACATCAACCTCCTCGCCGATCTTAAGAGACTTTCAGGACTTTACGGGAAAATGCAGTGGGATGCTGACGCGGCTTCAGCCATCACCGAGTGGAACAGGCGCGGGCTCCCGCCAGTCCCAGAGCATAATAAGCTTGCCCACTATAACACGCGGCGGCTCGCTCATGTTATCAAGCTGTGTATGGTTGCCAGCGTGGCAAGAACTTCGGATTTGAGGATATCACTCGATGATTACCAGCTCGCGCTCGATTGGCTTTTGGAAGCAGAGAATCACATTCCGGACCTCTTCAACTCGCACGGAGTCGCAGGTGACACAGCGGCTATCGATGATGTTTGGGACTTTATATATCGAGCTTATAACAAAGAGGGAAAGAAGCCGATTGCAGAGCATCGTGTTGTTAATTTCCTCCGCTCAAAAGTTCCCTCCCACAACATCATGAAAGTCCTCGAGATCATGGAGCGATCAGGCCTTATCCGCGCCGAGATTTCCCAAACTGGGAAGGTCTTTCACCCTGCACCGAAGGCCTAGACCCCCTCCCTCCTATTCCATATCGCCGAGGCCAGGCCCTTAATCGCGTCCCCGTTCGCCCGCATTTGATCCTTAATCTCCGCGAGCAACTGCACCTGCTTAAAAGAGTTTTCTTCTATATGCTCCAGTTGCTCATACGCGCGCCATTCCGCTCGCTTATCCTCCAGCATCTTCGGCCCGGTCTTTTCCGAGCCTTTGAAGATCATCCAGACCCCGCCACCCAGTATTGATAATCCAAACATAAGCTGGAGTATCGGCCACGGGCCGAGCATTTTCATTACTTCTTCCATTCTGCACCAATCGAGTAAGCAACGAGAAGCTCCGCGAATACGAACATGGTCCAGAACGGAAGACCTATCGAGGGGAAGCCTTGGACTATCGATTGCTGAAGGAGCGCGAAAGAAAACTGCGCCCAGATAGATGCAGAGATTATAGCGCATATGGCGCGGATGAGCCAGCCAGCCCGGCGCCCGAAGAGCATCTGTCCATTGAACATCAAGGCGGATATCCTGATCCAGCCGAGAAAGAAGAGTAGAATCCCGATCCACTTCTGGCTGAGTACCAACAGCAGCCAGTGGAACGCTCCGAACGTCACTACGTTATCCCATATAAGCATTTCCAGCCCCGAGAAAAACATACCAATCCCCATGCACCACTCATACACGCGGCCCCGCACGTAGTAGTGGAAGAACTCTCTCGTCACTGCTGCTTCCCGCAATTCTGCACGTAGAATTGTTCGTTCGCGAGCAGTCGGCGTTTCACGCCCTCCGAGGCGACTATCTTCCCGTCGCCTTTCTCTACTATGACTTTGTTGTACAAGAGACAAAACGAGTCCACCTCCTCCTGCGTACAATTACTTAGGCTCAAGATCACGCAGAGCATTATCAACAGCATCGTTAGCGAGCGCATTGATCTTATCCTTTACCTCTTGCATCGCTGCGGTTTTGGCAAGAATGGCCGCGGCTGTTTTGGCTATAGCCGCGTCCGTCCCGGCCTGATAAGCCTCCCCGTACTTATACTCGCCGAGCAAAGCATCGGCAATTTTCAGCACGAGGAGAACAATCTCCGGCCACGTAATCATCAGCTACTCTTCGCGTCGGCGACGGCCTGCTTAACCGACTCCGATGCAGCTGCAGAAGTCTGTACGTTCACTCCAGGCAGCGCCTGCGCCGTGGCAGCAATAGCCGCTGGACGGTTCGTAATCCAGGACCAGATCGCCGGGCCGATAGTCAAGGCCCCGCCCGTGATCCACGCCCAGGTCTCCGCACTGATCCATCCTTTTGCGAGGATAAATCCACCGAGCGCCGCAAGTACTGCTCGGATGATGCCAGTGATTTGATCAGTAGTCATTATAGTCCCTTCTATGCCGAGGAACCGCTCGGCGTCGGATCGTTCCGCGAGGTACTCTAAGCGAGTCCATGCGGAAGCAATGCCAATGCATTCGTTTGTACAAACGCTACTCGGTTAAGCCAGCCCCGTGTGAACTTCGGTTGATGCAGGCTGATATAGAAAGCCTTGCTTGCGGCGGATAATTTTTTAATCAAATCCGCTGGATCAGCAGCCCGCGCAGCCTCCCTCGTCACCGGCCCGACCCGGCCATCAGGTACAACACCGAGGGCCTGCTGGAGAAGCTTCGCGGAGCGGCC